TCGGTGTTAGTAGTGCTACAGGAGCTATTACCATAACGAATTTATCTCCTGGAATTACGTATAGTGCAGGAAGTGGTATTTCCATCATAGGTACTACTATTTCAAATACATCTCCTGGAGTTACTTATACCGCAGGTTCAGGTATTTCTATTGTAGGTACCACTATTTCAAATGCTGGAGTTATAGCTCTTACAGCCGCTAATACTACGATTACAATTGGTGGTACATCGTCCAATCCTTCTATTTCAGGTAATTATAGTGCAAGTACAGGTATTTCAATTATAGGTAACGCTATTGCTAATACAGGTGTAACGTCATTGTTAGCAGGTTCTGGTATCGGTGTTAGTAGTGCTACAGGTGCTATTACCATAACGAATTTATCTCCTGGAGTTACTTATACCGCAGGAAGTGGTATTTCAATTATTGGTACTACTATTTCAAATGCTGGAGTTATAGCTCTTACAGCCGCTGACACTACGATTACAATTGGTGGTACGGCAACTAACCCTTCTATTTCAGGTAATTATAGTGCAAGTACAGGTATTTCAATTATTGGTAACGCTATCGCTAATACAGGTGTAACGTCATTGTTAGCAGGTTCTGGTTCGGTGTTAGTAGTGCTACAGGTGCTATTACAATAACGAATTTGTCTCCTGGGGTTACTTATACCGCTGGAAGTGGTATTTCAATTATCGGTACTACTATTTCAAATGCTGGAGTTACTTCATTGACAGGAACAACCAACCAAGTATCAGTTTCTGCATCGACTGGTGGAGTTACCATATCCCTTCCTCAGGACATTTCTACCTCTTCAACACCCACATTCTCACAAGTTACGATTTCCGGCAGTGTCGTGAATCCTACCGACACCGCGACCAAACAATACGTTGATACTGCTGTAACACCTACCAGCGAAACTTTAACGTTGACAAGTGTATCTCAACCCATCAATCCAAATTTAAATTACACATTCCTTAATAACACGGCAAAAGCAGGCATATCTTGGACAACACAAATCGCAGGTCTTTCAGCAGCGTTCCCTAATTCCAACAATTGCGTTGCATCTGACGCTACGGGAATATACGTCACGGGTTATTATGATCAAACCACCAACGTCTATAATTCGGGAGGTTCAATTGGAACGACTCTGACGCTTACTGGTACAAACGATTGTTACGTAGCCAAGTACGATTTTACCGGTAACGTGTTATGGGTAGCGCGCATGGGAGCTGCAGCTGGTATTACGCAAGGTACATCTATTACAACAAGTTCATCCGGTGTGTATGTTACGGGGAAATATGATACGGCACTTACAATTCGCAATGCTAGTGGTTCTGTTTTCACTACTCTCGCAAAAATAGGGGGAAATGATTGTTTTGTTGTAAAGTATGACGCTTCTGGAAATGGCGTATGGGCAGCACGTATTGCAGGTTCTAACGATGAAATAGGATATGGAATAGTTGCAGATGCTACAGGTATGTATGTTACCGGGTCTTATAGCAGCAATCCCGTATCTATTTATAACAGCTCAGGCGCTGTATTTACGACGCTTGCTTCAGTTGGCGCTTCTGTATGTTGTTTTGTTGCTAAATATGATTCTGCTTCAGGAAGTGTTGATTGGGCTACCCGTCTCGGCGCTACGGTAACAGGAGCAGCTGGAACAATAGGATTTAGCGTTGCAGTGGATTCTACTTCGGGATTTTACGTTACGGGGTACTATGACAACAATATGGATATTTACAGTGCCGGAGGATCTTTGTTCACATCTCTCACTTTCACAGGATCTTATACTGATGTGTTTGTGGTTAAATACGATAAAACAACAGGTGCGGGTACATGGGCTACTAAATTATCGAGCGCAAGCGCAGACTATGGTAACGGTATCTCGACCGATGCAACAGGTGTTTATGTAGTAGGCAGGTGCGATACAGGACCTATGACAGTATACAACAGTAACGGGTCAACTTTCGCCACGATCACGGGGAATAACCAATCGTATCTTGTTAAGTACGATACAAACGGTACGGGATTATGGTCTACTACTATTACAGGAGGATCTTTTGGCCAGGGTGTTACAACGGATTCGACAGGTGTGTACGTAACAGGTTATTATACAAGTTCTGCGACTATACTCAATTCCGATGCAAGTACGTTCTCAACGCTTGCACTCTTGGGAGCGAATTCGTTCTATGCAGTCAAATACACGCCTACAGGATTTGGCATCTGGGCATCAAGAGCGGGAGGAAGTGGCGCAAATAGTGCTAAAGGTTTCAGTATCGTCACGGATTCAGTAGGTGGAACTTACGCTGTGGGTTATTACAACGCTTCTACGTCATTTTTCAATCCAGACGGATCTATCTTTACGACAATGTCGAATGCGTCCACCAATTCCACTTTCATCATCAAGTACCAAAATACCACAACCGTATTGGCTTCAATGGCAAATCCATCTTCGTTAGGAAGAAAGGTTATAGCGCTTATTAATGGCGCTTTTGGAGGTGTAACAGCAAATATCACCGTAAGCAATTTACTTTATCAAGGTACTACAAATACTCTCATTTCTCTTAATCAGGATGGGGATTCGATTGAACTCGGCTGGACGGGTTCTTTGTGGTATGTGATTAGCAATAACGGAAGTATAATATCTTAAGAATATAGTACAACAAGTTTGAGTTTTATTTTCTTAACTCATATAGTAATCTGCGTTTTCTGTATTTCATATCGTTCGTAGACGATATGAAATCAACTGCCGCTACACCCTACACGATTCATTCGATCGGGCTATTTCTCGTAAATCTGTAAAAAATGAGAAAATCACAACAACCAGATGTTTGGCAATGTCATCTATTATCCATGGAGTCACTACTCTCACGTGTTAGAAAAAATGATCCTGAAATCAAAGTCGCCAGATTTAAGAATATTTCCCTCAGAGACCTATCTTTTTTAGCAAAAAATACCAATCTTACAGAACTAAGCGTTTACGACAATATAATCGAAGATGTATCTGCTTTATGTTTCAATACGACTTTAACCAGTCTCGACGTTGGTATGAATGCGATAGGTGATATCTCTTTTTTGCGCAGTAATACAACTCTCAAAACACTTCGAATCTATATAAACTATATCACGGATATTTCGGCCTTGCGTCACAACACGACCCTCACAGAACTGAACATCAGAGATAATGGAATCACCGATATCTCTGCGTTACGTTACAGTACTACTCTCACATCCCTAAACATTTCAAAGAACAATATCAGTGATCTTTCTCTATTACATAACAACACAACTCTTAGGGTACTAGATTGTTCTGATAATCATATAACAGATATCTCTTTTTTGCGCTATAACACTAACCTACACACGTTATACTTAGATAACAATGATATTTCTGACATTTCTGTGTTAAGTGTGAATCGTACGGTTACATTGTTGAGTCTTAGAACGAACCACATTATGGATATCTCCGCGTTAGAGCATAACGATACTCTTAAGTATCTAACGCTCGCAGAAAATCAGATTTCGGATATATCTTCTTTGCGTTTCAACACCTCTCTGACAACGCTTTGCTTATACTCCAACAGTATCACCGACATATCCGCTCTTAGCGAAAACGATACTCTTGAGAAGCTTTATATTTCTCATAATTCTATATCTGATTTCTCTGCGTTGTGTTATAACACTACCTTGATGTCACTTACCATCCATGTGAATCCAAATGAAGTACCTTTCGACGCTTATAAGTTGACGTCTACTAACGCTGCGAATTTACCCAAGCGACGTTTAACATTATTCAGTCTGCTCTACAAACAATTAAAACTTGCATAACGAAATTCTATTACGATCGAAAAACTTATAAAAAATATATCGGTATATACATTTTCTCAATAAACTTATGGCGTCTTATAATGGCAGTGAACTTATCACTGCCATTCCGCAAACATTCTATGAAGAACTTGAACGCATATACTCTCCTGACGCTACGTCGCTGAACACTATAGCGAGAATTCTTGTCGACAATCCTTTTGTCACCGAAACACATACGAAAAGTTTGGTAAATACGTTACGCTATATTTCTTCCAATAAGCCTTTCATGACTATAGGTACGTTCGTTGACAAGTTAAGAGAATACGGAGGTTACGATATGTCTCGTCATTTTAATTTACCTCAAAAAATTGACGTATTTCTAGATGACATTCCGATGCGTGCTTGGGAAAGATGGAGCGCGCAATATCCTATAAGTGCGTCAACGTTAAGAGAGATCGTTGAAGTAATTATCGACAAACATCTTACCTCCGTTATTTTTACCCTAAGCGACTTACAATACCATCTGCTACTCTACGTATCCAGAAAAGTTTCGATCAAAGAGTTTACAATAGCTCTTGAAGAGACCAAAGACCGGCAAGCTCTTCTTCTAAAAGAAGAGATCGAGAAATATCTGGATAAGAACCGTGTGATCGCGAGTTCTGTTACTAAGATAATTGACGAATGTGCTGTGTGTTTGGATAAACCAAGAGAGAAAAATTACGTGTTCTCATGTGGTCATCAGTCCTGTTGTAAAGAATGTGCTGATGAAATTATAAAGAGTACATCGAAGTGTCCAATATGTAGACAGGTTTGCACATATATCCGCATTTACAATTAGAAACTCGGAGTATTGGTGAAATAACAAAATATAGTAGGTCAACTATACAAGTTCCAGATAAGAAGATCCTCAAAGTACAGATACTTTAGATACTTATACAAAAATAAAGCTCTTCTTATCTAGAACTTGTATATGTCAACTATACGAGTTCAAGTTAAGAAGATCCTCAAAGTACTGAACGTATCTGAACGTATGCAAAAATAAAGCTCTTCTTATCCCAAACTTGTATAATTTTGTGTGCTTTATTCTGTTATGCAAGGTTCTAGGAGTTTCTGAAGGGTCACATTTTTGCGGACATAAATAAAAAAGTTATCTATCGTATCTGTTAACTCTTGAAATCGATCCACATTTACGTTAGGAGAAAGATAAGTACGATATGTGTTTTCACTTGAGATTATGTCGTCATAAGGAAAAAGATTAAGAACGAGATCGAATAAATCACAATTGTCAGTAAAGTGACGATAGTTCGCAATGATGTATGTATGAACTGTAAGGTCGGCAGCAAAATCAGGACGACACATTGAAACATATACTTTGGCGTAATCATTTCTAATATTATTTTCTCGCATATGACGCAACAATACACTCACAATCCATAGACACTTTTTTACGTCGACGCGCATTCCTATATTTTCCAACTTAAAAATAGAAGGGTTAAAGTGATGTCGCAAGGCAAGACACCTCAAGTTAATTCCCGTTCGTTGACAAAATGATAGCGCGTCGTGAGGTGTCTCAAAATATCCTGTCATCACGAGAATGCCAAATGCTAAATATTTCTCGTCGAAGTCTAGTGACATCAGACACGTTACCATCTCATCCTCTGTAGGTCTTCTTTGGATGGTATCTAAGGATACTTTCAGTTCATAGATGAAACGTTTCGTTTTCTCGTAGTCCATCACGAGATTCATCGTATAATTATCGCTAAAACGAACATTCCCTGGGTATATGCGTTCTTTAATAAAAGTCTTCTCTGCCGTGGCGTACCACAGATATACAGCGGCTATAGTTGTACCAGCAGCAATAACAAATTCCATTCAAATTAAAGTTCTATCTTCCCAATGCACTCGTAATTTCTAATTTTTTAAAAAAACTACAAACACAAACCTTCTTTGTCATAATCTCTAGTTACGATAAATGGCTGCTAAAGTAGAAGATTGGAAGACGAATGCGTTTGATATTCCTGTACATCCTGTGGAGATGCTCTGCTCTTACTGCGGAAAACGTAATCCAAAGTCAAGATGTAGTAATTGTAAGGTAACTTATTGCAATAGGAAATGTCAGACAGACGCTTGGCCTACGCATAAAATTTTCTGTAAACAGTCCATACAACACATCTTAGATTACATAACCGATACAACATTTGTTTCAAGAATGTTGTATCTGGGAGGCATAATGACAAAATACGCTACGGAACTCGGAGATGCTAGTCGTATTGAGTATGTTATGGATGAGTTGCGCAACGCAAATAATCTAGAATTTCATAGACTTGAAACTACGGAAGAAGTCTACGCGGATGGTGTTGGAGATGTTCAAACAGAAGAATTAGCAGTTTTTGGTTCAAATCCCGATTACGTTCCTTTGATTACCAAAGATAATGCTATTCTTTTTAGCGGATGTTCAACCATTGAATACTTTCCCTTGGCATTATCTATTAATCTAAAATCTCTTTCTGTTACAGCCGAGATGATCGCTCTAACATCTTTCATGTTGTTCTCAATTCATGTTGAAAAAACCAAGGAACCATCTCTTTTGCACACGATACCGATGAGAACTAACGACCTTTACGAAATCTCTTACGGACCTTATAGTCTCAAGAAATTTTTTAAGAATCGCGTGGAGACAAAACCTAACGTTGGCATCTACACGATACACCTATCGTCATTTGAATGTGAAGATGCCCATCGCGATTACGAAGATGTTAATGATCTTTGGGAAAGTGTTACTTCAAAGAAACCAAAAAGTGAACACTACTTGATGATACTTCAGGTCAACGATTCATCTTGCATCATACAGAGCTACTTCGGTCACTATACTTTTTTTGAGTGGTGTAATTTTTCGTCCGCTTTGGTTCGTATAAAAACTCCTGAAGCCAAAAATAAGGAGTGGTTCCGTGAAGTACTTCCTCACCCGAAATATCGTGGAATATTAAATTTTCACGAAACGATGAATTTATGTGAAGATCTCGAAAAATTAACAGAAGAAGGTGTTGGTTGTGAAGAACGTATCCAACTTTATGCCAACATTGTCGGGGTATTACATACTCCTGAAAGCATCGAGGGTAAGTTTGCGATACGTTTTGCGTATATGGATTTAAATCGTATAATCCTCAAATAAAAAATTCATACAAGTTCCAGAATTTTTAGTTCTATCGTAACAATTTTGTTACGATACAAATGTTTTTTATTATTGGTCTATAAGTGTTTTACGCAACTCATCAATATAATCTCGAATTTCAACAAAACGTTGCTGCATTTGCAATATATATGACTCTGAAGGAAATGAATCGTCTGAGAGTATAATTTCTGCTTGTTTTTGGTTACAATTACGAGCACAATCAATAGGTTTCATATCATAAAGGTTGGTTAAATTTTTGTCCGCTCCTGCTGCCACGAGAAGCTTTATCACATCTGTTTTGCCAGAACATGCTGCGTGGTGAAGAGGTGAAAAATCCGAAGATTTGACACTATATTTTGTAGGATAAGCACCCTGTAACGCTAATAAAGTCTCCGTAATTTTATATTTCCCTTCCTTGGCTGCTACAGTTAGAGCGTCAAAAATATCCGAACGGCATGTAAAGTCATAATGGAATGCTAATAGAATTTGAATGATCTCTAAATTTCCCTGTAATACCGCACAAGAAGCCGGAGGAAAATTTTCGTTATGAGGATTTCGAGACATCTTTGCACTGCGTTTCAACAAAGTAATAACTATCTTTTTATAACCCAACATAACGGCCATTCCAAGAGGACTTAAACCTTCGTCATTTTTCAAATTCGTATCCGCATTGTTTACCAATAGTATCTCCATCGATAAATACCTTTTGTACATGACTGCGGCAAAAAGTGCAGTAAACCCATGTCTGTTTTTAGTATTGACGTTGGCTCCCATTTCAATTAAAGTTTTGGCGACATCTTCATGACCATGTATGATGGAAGTAATAAGGGCTGTACCATCATCCAAATCAACGGCGTCAATGTTTGCACCGCACTCGACTAGTTTTTTAACTACTTCGTTATGACCTTCGATTGTAGCTCTTACTAAAGGATAGGAGCCTTCTGTACCACATATATTAGGGTCGGCACCTGCCTGGATAAGAAGATCGACAAGATGTAATTCGCCATACTCGGACACAAACGCGATAGGTGTAATTCCATGATTTTCTGGAATATTGACATTGGCTCCAGATAAAATAAGCACGGCCGCAACGTCAAATCTTTTGAATCCTAATGCTGTAAGTAGGGGTGTCCACCCATTACGATCTTTTATATTTTTATCTGCTCCCACAGATAAACACGCTTTTACTGCATCTACACAACCACATCTTGCAAAGAAATGAAGAACAGAACGTTTGTTTTCTGTATCAACTATCAAATTGGAAACTTTAAGACGATCAGCGGGTTTGCACTTACGGAAAATAGTTTCCGCTTTCTTGAAGTTGGCTTGCTTACATGCTTGCATGAAACTTGAAATAGTATTTGAACGTAAAGTCATTTTCATATCAAAACGTTTAGTTTTTCTTCTATTATTTATACTATTTTAAGATGATCAGACGCAATATTTATGATTTTTTATAACTGGGTAGGTAGAAACCATTTGCAAGTAGAGCAATATTATGATTAATGACCAAAAAGAAGTGTCTGGAACGCACGTTTTTTAAAAATCACAAATTTGCGTTTAAGGATTATATACCTATATAAAAATCAGCAAAGAATATTTTTCTTAAACCCAACTTTCTAATTTCCAACTTCGTTTTACAAAATGTCAGATGCTCACACTAAAATTATCATTTACGACGGCGTTACGTACAAAAGTCTCGCGCGTTTCGGCCTTCCTTTTCAGTTTATCGGTGAAAACGGTATTCTAATTGACCATGAGGGTAAAACTCTTAAAGCTTCTTCTGATCATCATGGTTATGAAGCTCGGCGGTTTCGTGTTCCCGGCTCTGACAAAAAGATGGTTTGGCATCAGGTACATAGACTTGTTGCAATCATGTTTTTGGGATGCCCGGAAAATTATCGAAACTTGCAAGTAAACCATATAGATGGGAACCGCAAGAACAATAATGCTTCTAATCTCGAATGGTGCACTGCAAAAGAAAATGCGCAACATTCAAAACATAATGGCGTCCGCAAACAATGTGCCGTACTTAGATTTGCTTATAAACGCGATGACTCTGGAAATCTTGTTTTTGTGTGCAAGTACAAAAACACAAAAATTGCGGCCCAGGAAACAGGTGCGAGTATACATGCCCTTTATAGACTTGGAGATAACAAGTTTTTTGTTGTTCGACCCACAGCGCAGTTTGAAGGCTGTTTACTCAAACGTGAAGGAACTCATGTTACACCGTATAAAAGGGGACGTGAAAATTCATTTGTTCTTCCAAAGGGATTTAAGATGTCTACAATTGTACCTGCCCCTTATGCGTTAAATCCCGAAACTGGTATTGTGATCAATGCTCGAAATGGTAAAATCATCGAACCTGTTCAGGAGCATGGATCTAAGTATAGTTTCAAGTTCAATGTGAAAAAAGAAAAACCTTTCATCATAAGCGCAAGCAAGCTGTTTGCATTGGAATTTTTGGAAATTCCTAAGGGAGTGAATATAAGAGATCTTATCACTATAGCAAAGGACCGCAATCACCAAAATTTTCTTCCTAAGAACTTAATTTTGTGCACGCACCAGCAAGCTTCCGCGCTTATAAATGGCGTTAGGATTAAGATCCACGACAGAGATGGTCGTTATGTTGGTACGTTCATGAGCAAAACGGATGCTTCAAATATGACGGGTATTGGACACAATGTAATCGATCGAATTCTTCGTAACGGATATATCAAAGAAAATGACCCTTATCTTTTTGAATTTGCAAAGGAAGAAGACGAACCTATCCCGGTAATATTTACCGACGAGTTTGACGAAGCGGATATCGAAATTGCAGTTCCTTGTACCGGAGCGTGCTCTTCATCTTGCTCTGGACATCACGATGCGCGAACCACAATCGAATTACGCGATGACTCGCCCGAAATAGTTCCTTGTACCGGAGCGTGCTCTTCATCTTGTCCTGGTCATCATATTTTATCTAACACCAATGAAGGTATACGCGAAGTTGTTGATGACGAGATAATACCGATCGTATCACGTCCAAATACAAAAATCATTCCTCAAAAGAAGGATGTTACGGATATCCTTAAACTTCCCCTTAGTTTCGACGATGTCGAAGATAAGTTTAAGGTTGACAGGTGTGATCTTATTTGGGGCAAGCTTGGTACCTACTCTTCGCGTGCTAATGCTATCATGTATATGAAAGCGCATCATAATTCAGTTGTCACTGACGATGAAATTCGTGCTGCATGCCGCGACAACACCTTTATCCTCGGTGGGTACAAGTGGCGATACACTAACGACAAAAGCGCCTCCAAAAAATATGCAAGAGTTTATGATCCTCAAAATCCGTTATCTTGGTATAGATTTGAGAAAAATCCTCTTTTTACGGTATCGGAAGATCACCGCATTTTTTCTCTTGTTTCTTCAAGCTTTGTTGAAAAAATGTCTGATGGCAAATACAATATTGACGGTGTTGTATACGCGGGTCGCGAAATTTTTGAAAGTGCTCTCGATCATCCGGAGACTAACCCCCGTAATTGGAAAGACGCCGTTGATCATCCTAATTACGTTATCAATGCGAATGGTAAAATTTACAAAAAGCAGACGCGAGGATATCTCCACATCAAGGATATTGCAGGTTTAATTAGCCGTAAAGTGGAGCTAGATGATCGTAAGCGCTGCGATGTTATTCGTATCGTTATGAATACTTGGGGGTATTATGCACCCAACAAATAATAAAGTTATTTTTATTCTATCGACGCGTCGATAGAATACCTTAAGTTAAAATTACACTAATTTTCAATAAATAAAACCTTATTTTTTATTCATAGAGACTTTAAGCAATAGATATCGTAATACTTTGAGATTTTTACCATATTGAATGTGAAATTGAACCTATCCATCTGTTTATGATATATGACACGAAGTGTTTCTAATATCCCTCGCTATCATAGTTTTTGGCTAATGGTTATAATATTTATATTTTTGGGTTTCGAAACCCAAAAATAATGTTTTGTAGCGCAGATACGTACATGATACCAAGCGCAATGTAAATCGTATATACTGCATATAGTCGCGAGTAAGCGAATTAGAGGACGGGATGCCCCAAACTGCCATTCGCAACTCTCGCGATGTTGTGATTTATAGCGAGAAAGATGTGGCGATACTTCTGTGGGAAGTCAACGATGATACCAGAAGAGTTGGGGTATTGGATGATAACTCCATCAGGAGCCTCAGGCTGTCCGGAGACGGTGTTAATACCGGCGGAGGCTTGAGCGGCGGGAGAAGGATCATGGACAATGGACACGTTAGCGAGCTTGCTGTAGTCGGTACAACCAGCAGGCTTAAGAACTTCCCAGGCCTTGATGCTGTATGACCACCAATGGTAACCAGTCTCTTCGGGAGTGGCATCGGAGAGAAGATTAGGGTGGATCAAGGAGAAGTAGTCGCTGCCAGAGGCAAGACGAACAGTGTTCTCATAGATAAGGGTGGTGTAAGCAATGGGGTCAAGACCATTGGCTTGGTAGAGGGGGATGAAAGGAACATTGGGAAGGGTAGTGTAGTTAGACCATTCTCCACCACCAGTCTGAGACCAGCTCAAAAGACTGATATTTTGGGCAGCGTAGAAGAAGCACACAATGGCGTGTGAGAGACGAATGTCAAAGGAGGACTTGGAGCTAATGTCCTTGAAGGGAGCATATTGTGTGGATTGGACTTGGCGGATAAGCATATCACGAGGAGCATCACCCATCTTGACACGCTCATCATTGTGGACCACAGCGTAGTGAGCACCAGTTTGAGGATCCTGGATAGAAGGCTTTTGTGTGGTAGAACCAAAGACGTAAACATCAGTGGTAGAAGCGATACGGCCAGTACCGGGACCACCCATACCTCCAAAAGCAGAGGTACCAGGGTAGACCACGACGAGATCTTGCCAGGGGCGGATGTTGTAGTTGATCTTGATGTCGTTGAAAGGAAGAGCAGCGACAGGGAGAGCAAGACCAGAGTCTTCACAGAACCAGAAGGGGAAGGGCACTGAGAAATATCCACCAGTACCGAGGGCAGCACCGACGGGGACAGAGTCGGTCATAGCGAGGATCTGACCGATCTGGTTACGGTAGCCAAGACGCTTGGCGCCGGGCATACGGAACTCGTAGTTGAAGTCAAGGAAGAAGTTGTCGAATTCCTCAACAACAAGCTCGTTGAAGGTGATGGAGACCTTCTCGAACAAGTTGTGCATCAAGTTATTCGTCCATCTTAACCGAGCATCATTGAAGATACCGAAGTTAGGACCTGGAGCAACACCATCTTGATACAAGTAGATCAGAGGGATTTGGCAACGGAACCAAACGTGGAGAACGTAATCAGCGGAACGATTGACGGAAGCAGCAACGTTACGTTGACCGAAATCGACAGTGCCAATGTGACGGAGTTGGATAGGGATATAAGAGAACCAATTGGCCTTTTGGACACCAGCAACGAACCAAGTGATGGCATCAGGACCTCCGAAGAGGAAACCACACAACTCAGAGAAGGTTGCAAGATCGATAAAACAGGTAGCAGCGGTAGTTTGATCGTACATTATTTTTTGAAGAAGAGATAACTAAATTTGTTATTAATTACTCTCAACAAAGATAATATTTTTTTCGAAAAAAATTGTCTTCATGCTTTCCCCAAATAACAGAGATCTGAAATTAAAAAAGACGCTTCAAAAGTAAAGTCACATTTTCGCCATATAGAACGTGTAATGATGAATGTAGCAAAAAAAAAGATGTGCGGAATTCTGAACTTCTTTTTCAAGAACTGGAATGTGATTATAAAAAGCCGCGACGTTATATAACTATTAAGATGTCGTTTATGAGCTATGTCCCTAAAACAACCCTCTTGTCAGGGAACTTCGGATACTACAATCCGGCGAGTAAGAGTACTCCTACTATTGTCAAACCAAGACTTCGTAAGCCCAAAAAATCAAAGGGAGAAGTCACCAGTGTGGATGTATTGAAAATCCTGGGATCTACGTTATCAAATGTTATGGGTACGCAAAACTCCCAAGAAGATCTATTCACAGAGGACATGCTATTCTCTCCTACGCGAGATCCTCCGAAAGCGTCTTGTTCTCGCAATACACAATCTTCAGAAGATGAAGTTAGGAGTAAACCCGTAATTAGCAGCGAAGAATTCGATCTGATTGCGGTGGATCTTCAAGTAAGAGAGTATCTGTCCTCTAAAATCACGACGATCGACAAACTTCAGAACGATCTTTTGAAAACGTTGGGCGTACTCAAGTCTGGTTGTGCGGACGAAACGCAGAAAATATTGGCGGAGGAACAATCCAACTTACTACGTCGAAGTATCAAAGATCTCGAGAGTACGATGGAGTACGCACTCTATGATTACAAAACGAGTATCATTCTTGAAGAATACTCGAAGATCGTGGAAAGTACGAGCGTCAAGAGTTTTTTATTGAACAAAACGAAAGAAGACGTAGAAAAAGAGAAAAGATTGCAAGAACTTCGTAACTCCTATATTGGAACGTGTCGACAACATCTTGACATCCGTATACAGAAAAGAAGAGTCCATCGCGCTTTGGTATGCAAGAATTGCGGATGTACGAATATGAGAGTGAACATCGACGATGACTCTCTTTATGTGTGTACGACATGTTACGCGGAAGAAGAGATATTGATTGACGCTCCTTCTTTCAAAGATACAGATCGCGTGAACTTGTCGAGCAAATACACTTACACGCGTAAAGGTCACTTTATTGACGCTTCCAAGAGGATCCAAGGCACACAGAACGTTGATCCTAAGAAGATTGACAAGGCGTTGGAGATTATCCGAGAAGAGATGCGTCATCACGGTCTTATCGCAGAACAAGGATATATTAATAGTGTCTCGCGCGACAACATCCACACTTTCTTAACAGAACAATCTTTAGCTCCTCATTATGAAGATCTTCCATTATTGTACAGCATGATCACAGGGGTACCATGTATTGACATCTCGGAATATATGGACGATCTCCTTAACGATTTTGAACAACTGGAAGAAGCATTAGAGAAGATAAAAGATGAGTCTCGTGTGAATAGTTTGAATGTATATTTTAAGCTGTGCGCTTTATTACAGCGTAGAGGATTTAAGTGCAAGAAAGATGATTTCTATATCCTAAAGACGAAAGCGAAAGAGGATGAACATAACGACAAACTCGAACAGGCTTATAACCTTTTAGGTTGGGAGTGGAAGCCCATAGCTTGAATTATTAGGAATATTAGGATTTCACATCGTCTGCGACGATGTGAAAATTATAAGTGATATGGGATAATGAGGGAATCATGGGGGAGTGGTCGTGATATTTTGTAAAGATAAAATGAAATGAGATCTGGGTATAGGTGAATGGTTTGATATAGATTTACATTGGATTACGTTGGCGAGATTCACCAATCCTTTTAGAACTTGGTATTTTGCAAGAGTGTTTATTGATAATGCATGGAAGACTATAGATTTACTTTTTGGATAAATATCAAAGGTTTGTAAAAAAGCTTGACAGCACATAAGATTTTGAATGGTGTATGATTTTAACTCATGTATGCGAGTGAATGAATGGAAGGAGATACATAACTCCCAAACATCTTCGTGATAAAGTTATGAATGTCATTCCATTCTTCCGGAAAATCAATGTGGAGATGATTGAAATTTGTAATGTGACTATAAGGAATAGTCGCTTCAGTACCATCACTGTAATTCACCCCAAAATACGAAAAAACATCTTGCGTCATGTAAGAACTACGCGTAGTAAACATGGTAAACTCAAATCCTCCGATAGTAGCGAGTACGTAATCATATTCAGGTAATTCTCCATCTTGCAATTGATCAAGGATCTTTGAACTGGGTGACACTTCACCCAGTTCAAGAGCGTTCTTTAGACTTTCAAGAGAGATCTTCCATCCTAATACGCTAATGAGTGACTCGTGTAATCCCATTTTTACAACCTTATGAGTAAATTTCATTTATTTCTAGTTTTTTATCGCTTGGAGTTAGGAAGATCATCGAAGTACAGATACGTATACAAAATAAAACTCTTCTTATCTTTTCGAATCCCATCGGTATTGTTATCCCGTAGGTTCCCAACTTGTTTAGGATGTTAATGGTCGCTATGACTCATTTTTAGGTTGTATTGAAGAAGTAAAATCTCAAAGAGAGTTATATTGCGAACAACACTATTAATTTGATATGGATTGAAGCCGTCTTCTCTTTCACTTACGAGTGGAGCGTAATAGAGCAACTTGAATATTTCTTTTCTGTTACAAGCACAGCATAACAAAAGAAGACTATCGCGACACCTAAGCGGTACACCGACTTTACAAAAATGTGAAATGTATGCGTACACGATGTCGTATCTGTTCTTATCAATACAGTTATCAAGTTCAGGATATGTAAACGACAATAGATCGAAACTTCGAAGTCTGACAAGTATCATTTCGATTAACGTAATGTCTAGATAGGAGAGTTCGAGAATAATTTGTGTAATCAGTGATAGAAGAGATGTTGTACCATTTGGGTACTTCAACCACACCAAAGTCCCTCTTTCGATAAAAATCTTTATCAGACTAAAGGCATACGCCACTCCGGACCGACCACTCCCCATATTTTTTGATCTCACGGCATTGGAAATGAGACTAACGTAATGCATCAACGCAGTACACCCGTCATTATCCTTTCTATTATCTTTTAGACCATAATCGAATAGGAAGTTAACGACATCTACAGCGTTTTTGTACGCCGGGTTGTTGTGGTATGTAGCGATATGAAATAACGCTTTAGATTTCGCGCCATTGTTGAGTAGGAACTTCATAACGTTTAAGTGTTCTAATCTCGTCGCACATTCCAAGTATAGAGTAGACTGATGGTCCAATAATAAGAACCCATTTTTTATCCACAATTCCATCATCCGTACATGCCCATTCTGTATTGCAACATAGAACGGTGAATGTTCGTAACTTACAGTATCGCTGAGTTTTCCCTTCATATAGGGTAACATTATCTCGGCGAAAGCGTAATCTGCATCACGACAAGTTTGATGCAGATAAGTCCACCCATCAGGAGCAACATATTTCACTATTTTACATTGTTCTTCTTCAGATAGACCTAAGAATAACCTATACGCTTCAGGGCGGTTTCTATAGAAAAGTATATCGAATTCCATGAGTTGAAATTGCTTTATTTGACGTTCTCCTTATCTAGAACTTAATTTCTCAATTTTTAGGGATTGAAGTTGAATTTCCAATGCAAGAAGTTCAAAGAGGGTAACGGTATCGTAAAATTCTCGCACGAAATCATATCGAAGTTCGAGGTTATATTGAATACCACGACACATGAAAAGTCTGTAGAACTTTACGACTTCTTTATATTCTCTAGATGTTTGTTCTGTGGCCATCGAATGAATCATCATATTATAGAGCACATCACAAAGTAAACCAGACAATTTGACATCCATTCCATTGGCAATCAATAACATGGCTATGTCATAGCGTTTGTGACGATAAACACTCAAAAGACAGTAATAAGGATCTCCGAGAAAATTAAGGTCTACACCACGCAATATAAAACGAGATATGTAGTCGCAATCTCTGCTACTTAAAACATCGAAAGATACGTTATCGCTTGTTTGATTGTCAACAGAGCTCATAAAGGTTATTTCGTGATCAGTCGTTGTGCATACAATATTGACTACGTGCCAAAATACTGGTTCGTTTCGAATAAATTCTAAATTACGATCAGGATCTGCGTTATGTTCCAATAGATACAATACCTTTCTAAAAGTTGCCCACACCCCGTTTACTTCATCCAAATTCTTGGGAACATACGAATTGAGATCCTTACACGCTCTTTCGATAGCCTTTAGACCATTACATTCAGCATCTATGTCTACCGATTTTGAAAGTAAGAGATCAATAACGCGTTCTTCAAAAAACATGGTTACACAATTGTAAAAAAGACTACCATCGAACCCACCTGTTGTCGAATCTAATTTATCAACGATTATCTCCAGCGTTTCAAAGGCTTTATATTTAAAT